CTCCGTTTATGAGGTTAGCGTGAAACTATGACTAACTTCAGCTGAAATGCAGGCTGGCCTGCTGCCTTCTCATAAGGCAGTTCAGGCTCCGATACGTGCAACAACTCCAATAAAGGTGTTGCATACCTGGGACCGTGCTCCAGGAAGCGATGATACAAGATATCCTCGTACCTTAAGCGAAGCTCCAGATCGGTAAGATCAGCGCACAAACAAATGCGCTTCTTCTTCCTCGTATGGTAAGAAGGGGTGAATGTTGTAGCGTACATACAATCACCCTCTTTGGCCGGCACTTTAGCAACATACAAGCTTGTCGGTTTCCCAGTTAAGTCGGGAGTACCAAACAAGCGGTACCTACCTTTTGCCCCATGAGCGGCAACATTCTGCGTTCTCTCCGGATCATACGGAGCAAACACGATGCCGTACGAGTGCAAGAAGTAGGCAACATAATTGGCTGCCCCAGTGAAGTTGTACAGATTCATCTGTTTCACGAGCTCAACTAAGGACATTATCGGTGATTCCCACTCCTCTGAGTAGGGATTATACACCGCCTGGAAATTCAAGATTTCCTTCATATCCTTTCTAGGCCAGTGAACAGGGGGAACCCGTACACCCTTCCAATAATCGTAGCCGCATGATTCACGGAACGGATGAGAGCCATCGTAGCTCTTATCTTTATTCACGTGCGCGAAGACGACATTAAGGGCAAGCTCAGCGAGGTCGGAGTATTCATTGGGTCCAGATGTATCGTCCCCGATAACGACGAGCTCCAGGGTACTATCACAAGGATGGTACGACCAGAGATCGTACGTCTTCTGGGACCACTTCATGGCTGCCCAGTAAATAACCGATTCAGTCACATACGTCAGAGGGTGCCCGCTAGTAGCAAGCATCCAAAGCGCATCGACTATCTCGTTACCGTCGTTGTCGCATAAGACCATATGCGTACTGAGGGTACTCTCTATAAACTCGTAGTAATTAGGGAGGAGCTCTTTCACAAGGGCACGAGGGATGCGATCACTCGCACCACTGCAGTCCTTTGTAAAGGAGTCACCATATTTACTGCCGCTATATGAGTTAATCTCAGCACGGGTCTGATCCTCAAATGCGATCTCAGGACAGAAATCCCAAAGCCATGTGTATATGTACTGGAGAATTGTATTTGCTCTCTGGTACTTATCAATGTCTTCAGGGGCTATGACGCGTGATACGCCAAGTTCCTTAGGGACATTTATAGGATACACATAGTGTTTAGGCTTATTCCTCCTGAAATAACCTTCCTTCGTTATGGCATTCTCGTAAGGAAGATACGAGAAGTGTGAGTCGCTATAAGCGCGATCCTCACTAGGCATGCAATAGTCACGAGAGTAACCATGCTCCGCGATATTATGCATTGCCAACGTTTTACATAACGGACAGTTACAGATGTCGTGTGAGGCCCCTGAAGGGTTAGAATAGCACGGTGTTAAATCGTCATAGGACAACCCTTTGAAATGAAGATCAAAATCTTCAAGGATTTTATGCATCTCACCCCATATGATCGTGTGGGGGATGTATGCTTTACTCTTACGATTGTTATCACGGATATGCCATCTAAAGTCGGTAATATCAAGACTCCTGGGTAAGGAGTTATTGATATCACGGATCTTCGAAGTGGTATCGGATAACCCGTACGTAAACCTTTTGGGGAACGCCAACACGGCCAGCATCCTAGCTTCATCCTCGGGAGTAGTTAACTCCGAAATCCAAGGATAAGCACTAGGGTGCAGTGAAGCCAGGCCATCTACCATAATAGTCGAGTAAAGACTCTTCGCGCTGCGAATTGTCTCACCAAAACCGCATGAAACAAGCTTAGCCTTAATCCCTTTGCATAAAAGCAATGAGGTATCACGGGCCATAGCTAACCATGTGTTAATAGCGACTGCCACGACATCCGGTTTGCCTTCATACAAACCGGCCTTGTTGTCGTGCTCAAATATGGCAGACAGGTCTGATTTTGAGACAAGATCCGGAGCCTTCTGGACAAGGAGGTCCGAATTCGGTACATCAACGGGTGAGTATCGTCTACCTTTGTTTTCACCCTTAGGTGCAGGATGAGAGTCACTAGCTTTACTAGAGCCCTGCTTATTCCCAGAGGTGGCCATGTCTTTGTGACTACGCTTCACCTGAGGAGTAGAGCCCTTATCGGCCTGATTCCTTTTCTTGCTATCACCTTTATTGGGTGTAGAGGCATTACGCCTCTCCGCTGTCCTTCCGGACTTATCGCCTTTGGATGGCATGTTTCCCCCGCGGTTACCCTTGCCCGTCTTGGGCGAAGGTGTGGTTGCGGGCTTCTCAAGGGTAGCATTCTCTCCCTTACCTGATACATCAGGATTTGTGGCGTTTACATTTGCCATAAATAAATCCTCCTTTGGATTAGTTGCTGAAATTCGTGATAGGACCGCCCATAAGAGCAGAGATCCTGGTCGTGTTATCCTCCTTTATCATGTAGGATACAGCGCGCGCCATGATCGTCTTAATATGAGCCTCGGTAATCTTCGAATCCAGCGGATGTCTGAATGTAAGACTACATACGATGGGCATCTCCTGCCTATACTTAGGATCAGCAGAGTCCGTCGAGACAAGAGTTGCATGTACTTCGACGCCATAGCTAACGCCAGTGACGTTCACAGCAGCCTTGCTAAGCTTCAAGTCAGTATTAACCTGAGCTATGCGGTTGCTACGGTACTTAACAAGCTCGTCTCCTTCCAGCCCAGTAGTATTATTTGCAACGAGGGTTTCTGTAGCCGTAGACCTACGGCCAGTGTAACTAGCCTCTTTGCAATCAAAGAGATTCAAACTCTTTGTAAGTGACTGGGTTGTGTTAGTAAATTTAAATTCGGTTGTGAGTGCCATTTTAATACCTCCTAAACCCTTGGACGAGGGCAACGGTATCCGCGGCCCTCTTAACCTGTGTTGTCGTGAGAGGCTTATGCCCCTCAATGTGAAGTTTATAGTCGCTCCAAAAATATGGATACGACTCCCATCTAGTATATGCACTAACCTGTCCAAGGTCAGTGGGCACTGTATACTTGACGGAATACATACTTTTATCAAAGGTATAGCCCTGGGATATCACTGCAAGATCTTGCTCATCCTTTAGGCCATCACCAAAGTTAAAAACCCAATCGACAACAAATGAGAATGGTACTAGATCCCAGAGAGTAAACTTACTCGGGAGAAGACCGTATTCCCACAGCCGTAGACGGATCGCAGACAGAAGGTCGCTAGTCCTCTTTCTGCAGTATGCGACTAAATGCACATGAGCTTCGACACCGTTAATGGTGGCCGTTGCGTCCCCGTCAACACGCGTATCCCTGTAATAGGAGTACCACGCGCGCCGGGATATGGCATTTATAGCCTGCTGTGTGTCCGAATCTGTTGTTTTATAGGAATACCTATAACCCATCCAGAGATCCGCGAGCGTCTGCCGAGCGCCCCAGCTGGAGATTCCATTCCATGCAATCTTCACGCTAGACGACAACAGGGAGAAAACTGCGCTAGCCGCCTCGATAATGTTCGCTATGTTGTTATCAGCATAAGCGGGTATCTGGGCGATAGCTTGCTTCGATGCCTCGAAGCATAGTGCCTTCAGTTCCCTTGGCAGTTGTGCATACCCGTGCATCCATGATGGTTCCATGAACTTCAGGTATGATGAGGGAGATACGAACTGCCTAACTTCTACATGCACTCTCTCTGAAAAGGCTTGCATGCCTGTGGACCACTTGCCATTGCAGTCCCAAAGCTTGCCGTGCTTAATATCAGAAGAGCGCTTGTCGTACGGTACAAATAACTTAGACCCACGCATCTCACCCTCAGTCACCCGATAGATTGTCTCTTCGGTATGGACAGAGGTGCGGGACGAGTCCGTCTTGTAATTGTACACGCGCGATTTTGCATAAAGAACCTGCTTACCGTCACTACTGATCTCGATCTTCGTCCCCTGTTCATAATAAAACGGGAAACGACCATCTTCAGGAGTAATGAAAGTGAGCGAGTATTCTCTAGCAAAGCCAGTGGTACCGGGATACGGCAGCATCTCGGTATTGAACTTCGTTGTAGCGAGTGTCGGATTAAGGTACTTGGCATGAATCACAGAAGACTCATGCTTATGGGTAACTTGATCCAAGAACTCAGGGACAACTACGCGTTGCGTAGGTCCGGCAACAACGAGGTACGTTGGAAGACTATGATCCTCGTAGTCTGGTGACACATTTGCCCTAAGAGTAAGGCCAAAGCAGTCGCCACATACTAAATCGATAGTTTTCAGGTGCATCCCTATGCGCCTCCTTTCGGTTTATTCTAGCCCCATG